GGAAACCTGGAACACTAACACTTGCAATTACAAGTTTATCGTTTTCGACTTGAGGTGGAACTGGTCTTGCATTTTCTTTACCTTTTACTAATGAGAATTCACCGTAAGAATCTGCAACAATGGCATCAATACGAGCTAAATAATGCTCAATATCTGTTGTAGCGCTTTCATTTATTGCTGGAATTAATGGCGCACCATAAGTTGAGAATGTTGGTTGAGTAACACCAACATCTTGTGTAGCACTTCCTGCGTTTGCACTAGCTTCTGTATTCGAATAACTTACACCAGATTCTATATCACAGTGAGGTCTAAAGTCAATACACTCCCTAAGGTTATATTGTACCCCTGTGTCACTCACATGAACCGGTATGTCATTTCTATCAAGTGTATTCGGATAACTATTAATTGAGAAGAAGTATTCACCAGTGGACGCTGAGAGCTCAAAACACTTAATGTTAACTAATACAGAACCATCAGCTGGTTTAGGTCGTCCTGCGATATATTCAATATATGATAAATCATAATATTGGTCTTTTTGATTTCTTACTAATCTGAAACTGTCTGTAAAGTCTGCGCCAGTGCTATCTTTAATTTCTTTAATTTCAAATACATCTGGGAAACCTAAATTATATTGTGTGTCGTAAGCTTGTGCGTTACCTGAATAAGTAACTTTAACCCAAGGCTCACGAATAACTTTATTATACGAATCTATACCATTAGAGCCTGCACCAACTAATCTTCTGTTATGGTAAACAAATACATTAATATTTGCACCAGAGTCGATGTTGAAATCCATTTGAGAATTATTTAATGATTTTGTTAATCCAGTAACTGGCCATTGAACACCATTATCAGCAATAACTAGAATGTCGTCTTGTTGACAATCAAAATCTTCACCAGGATTTGCAGTTAAAGTAATCGCACCACTTGAGTGAGTAGCAGCAACACGTTGTCGAACTGGTATAAGTGTATCTGTTAATTCAAATACGCTACTTAAACCACTATCAAATATTAATGGCTTTTTAGATACTTCTTTTAATTTATTACCAACTTCAATGTAACCGTTACCATCAGATACTCTGGCTAAATTACTGATTGAGCCACTTAATGCAATATTACTGAGATAAAGTCTTGTCGGTGTTAAGTTAACTGAAGTAGCTGTTCCTATAGTACTACCAGTATTGTCTTGTAACGTAACAGGATCTAACTGTACATCAACCATGCCACTGAATCCTGTAACATCTACATAATGGCCATATTCAATACCAATACTTTGGTTATTAACTGTTTCTGTATTTTGAATCTGGTCAATTGTAAATGAACGTTCGCCTGAGTTTTCTACTCGGAAACCTTTAACATAAGCAACACCTTGACCTAATAATGCAGTAACCTCAGTATTTGCTGAACCTTCTGGAATTCTGTCATCGCTTGAAACTGGGAAACTTTCTAATACGTAGTTACCTGACTCTTCGTATGTTCTTCTTGCTAATTCTTCACCAAGAACATTAAATTGAGAAACATCTCTCAATCCAACCGCATTACCATTTTGATAACGAATGATTGTAAAGAAGTCAGAATCTGCTCCAGCTTCAGCAGGTGTTTTAACAACTAAATTTGGTGTTAATTTTAATCTATCAGCACCAGGTGCATTTTCATTTTTAGAACCGTAAGCATTATCAAATAATGAATCATCTTGTAATGCACTGATTGTTTGTTCTTTCGTTTCAAATCCTACGTTTTTATCTGAAGGAACATCAGAATAGTTTTCTATAATTAATGTTTGCTCACTAGCAAATACAAAATGACCTTTTTGGAAAATAATACCAGGTGACATTTGAATACCAAATGCTTTACCTACTCTATCACTAGCGGTTGAAACTCTAACATCTGCAGACGATGCAAAAATTGGTGTTGGGTTAGCTCCACTTGGTGATTGAGTACCACGCTTGTATTTGTATAAATCGATACTAAAAGATTCACCAGCCGTAAACTGTGTATAGTTTGTTGTTGTATTTAGATATTTAATCCAAAATGTTGATTGAGGATTTTGTTGTGAAGCTACAGAACCTTTACGTGCTTTAATAATTTGTGCTTGAAGACCAGAAATAGAACCAGTAATAATATAAACATAATCTAGTTCAATAACATCACCAGTAGGGTCTTCTATTACAATACGGCTTTCATATGCTGTTGGGTCAAAAGCAGCAGTGTCTTCTAATTTTACATAACGTAAATCATCAATATTATTAAAGGTACAACCTTTTACAATACTACCTTCTTTAAATATGTTGTCACCAAATTGTTCAATTTGATTTTGCAGAATACTTTGTAGTTGTGTTAACTCACGAGCTTGAACCGCAAATCCCGGCTTGAACAAGACGCGATTGAATTGTTTATCTTGGTCGTAATCGTCAAAATATGGCGATTGATTGAGATTTGTGTTAATAGGCATTTATATTATTTCCTTAAAATTCCAGTACAAACTTAAATTCCTCACGAGATAGGTCTGTTCTAGCAAGTGGGAAGAAGTTTTCCATAAAATAAACTTCACCAGTTTTTTGCATATAATTTGATAATGTAACATTTGAGGCTACCGGACTATTTATATTGATTGTCTGGCCAGTTTCGTTTCTAAATGGTAAGTTTAAATCTAGTGGAACATCGTTTGTATTATTTGTATGTAATTGACCTGTATTAGCATTATTAGAATATGGCCCTAGGTATTCAGCAAGATAAACAGTATTTGCTGATTCATCAACTTCATGTACTTTAGCACTAAATATTGTATCGTTATTGCTGTCTACTTGAATAATTGTACTATTTGCAGTTACTTTATTATAGTCATCTGTTACTATTGCTATTCTGTTGTCAAATATATTAGCAGTAAAGCCTGTATCAAATTCAGGTGAGCGTACAATACCTACACCACCATAAGTATTTACATCGCCAATTAATGTATTATCTTCTGCTGTAATATATGCATAAAAACCGAAGTGTTTACATCTTAGTTCATCGATTAAATTAAATCCATGACCGCCAGGCGGAGATAAACGAGGTCTTATTAATGCGCGGACGTCTGTTGTTGTTTCGTCTTCTGGTAAAAACGAATTAGAACCTGGGTCAACTATAGTTGCAACAGCATTAGTATAGCCGCTTCCTTCGTCTAAAACTGTAACCGAAGTTATTCTATTATTTACAACATTTGGTATTGCTACTGCGCCTGTACCATCTCCAATTATATCAAGTCTAGGTATAATTTTAAAATTAGCGTTACTTGCAACACCTGCTAAATCTGGAGTAGCTACTCCAGTTAATAACTCTTGACCGACTCTAATTTCTGCATTACCTGTATTTTGATTATAGCTATAATAAGTAATTTGGAATAATCTAGAAATTCCATTAGATGGGTTAGTCGTGTAAATATACTGACCAGTAAAGTAATTAGTTACTGGGCTCCAGTTATCTGAAAACGACGTTACAATTAAAACACCAGATGCGAATGGTGTCTGAATTAATCCGCCTGTATATTCATCATATCCAAAATTATCAAGCGGATTATCGACTACTATATCTGAAACTGTGCTTGCAGTATTAGCTGATGGATTATTAGGAGTTGGTGTAGGTGTAATTGGTACATAACCAATTGCGTTATAAGCATCAAAATCTAATGAAGAAATAACATACATGTATTTCCAAACGTATCCATCGGCAGTTAAATAAATTTGATTTGTATTTGTTGGGTCGTAATTAGGCGGCGTAGCAGCAGCTCCACCGTTATTATTGTTTAAGCATTTAAATACTCGGTAATCACCAGTATCGTTATCGTTAGGTCCTACAACAGCATAAAATCTTTGGTCTGCTAAATTTAATGCGTCATCATATTCGGTATATACTTGACCAACCTGCCAAGGATAATACTTAATCATAAAATGAATATCGTCTTGAAGTATCTTTTTACCAAAAAGCGTTCGCTCTAAAAATCCAGTTTTAGAAGCTTGAGAATCTTCAGGTGAAAAAGTGTCAATACCAGAAACGAAAACATAGTAATCGTTATTTGCAAGGTCGTCAATAAACAACCTTGTCACATCTGTTTTAAAACTATTGCTTAATATTTCTGCCATTTTGGATTATACTCTAACCATTTTTTTATTATTTATTACCAGCCTCAAGATGAGAATGAAACCTTTTGTCTCGGCCATGCTCTACCTGAGAGCGGTCGCCTACCATTACTTGTTTGTTCTGAGCCGCCTGCAATATATTTTCCATTGCCCATGCGTACTCCCCATGGAATGTGTACTCTTAAAGGTGGTGTTCCATGTAAATCTGTTAAATCTGCTCCACCATTCTGCGCTTGATTATCTGAAATTCTAAAAACGTCACTAGAACTATATAATTTAGATGAAGCTATATTAGCTGCAGTAGGTGTATTACTAAAGTCAACTAAGTTTTCACCAATTAAATTTTCTTTTGCTGATTTTATCATTAATGCTTTTAATTCTGCAATGCTTGGATAAACTCCGCGTTGTACAAAATACCAATCTAAAAATACAGTCGCACAACCTGCTGCAACTGGTGCCGCACAACTTGTACCACTAAAATAACCCCATTTTCCATCACTATATGTAGATGTTGGATAGCTTGTCCATGTATATGCACCATAAGATGCAAAATCAATCATAGGACCTCTACTACTATAATCGTCCATTAATCTATTAACGTCGTCTTGTTGACACGCAGCAATTGTAAACTGATTGTCTCCGCCGTCAATTTCTGACCTTAAAATATAATAGCTTGATTGCGAGCTTTGTGTTGAACTAGTAAATTGATTTCGGCCATCACTATCTAAACTATTTGTTACGTAAGTAGCACCGCTGTCAACTCTTATTGTATTATTCCATCGTGGGTCATCTGGATTTACAGCAACGTGTGCATTATTACCTGCACTCTTGAAATGATAAATTCCATTATAGCTGTTAAATTGAGACATAACTGTATCAAATGCAGAATATCTTGTTTGGTCAGGAACAGAAATCATCCACTTGTCTGTATTATCTGCTGGGTCTTCGATAACTCTTGGAATAAGTAAATTATCTGCAAAATCAGATAAGTCTGTACCCCAACCATTTGGTGATTGTTCTGATACAATAATTTGACCAACCATTGAACTGTGGTATTGGCAAATATAATAATATGTACCTGCAGCGCTTGGCGTCCAAGACATTGAAGAAGTACCTTGACCGGTTGCTCCAGTAACTTGACTTCCTGTTCCTGTTACAGAAGCTGTTTTAAAATACATTGGGTGACCACCAGCCGCGTTATTTGTCATATTAATCGTATCACCGACGACCATATTGATTGTTGGGTCATTACCCGAAACTGAACCATTTCTATCAGTTCCACTTACTTGATAATTACTTGAATCAGACGCAGAAGCAGTAAAGCTTAAACTTTGAGCATTACCAGTTCCTGTTGGTCTATTAATTATTGAACTTGCACCCGTATCTTTATTATATACAGTAAGTTGATTAATGTCATCTACTTTGTAAAATTTTTCGTGGTCAACACCAGAATATCCCCATGCTCCAGTTACGACTGTTGCATTACGAACGCCAGTTGCTGGATTTACAGATTTACTATTATGCCATTGCAATGCTGTATAATAAGCAGTGGTAACACCATCACTAAGATACATAACTCTTAATGTAGATTTTTTACCCCAACCACAATACTTGCCACCCGCTGCACTTAATACGCCGATTGCATGAGAACTAAACCAATTAGTATTATTATTCGTAACTTGATTATTACGAGCTGAAGTCATCGAACCAGAAACTTCGCTCCAATCCATAGGAATAAATTTAGAATCGGTAGAATCCCATTCTTCAAAATCTACATGGTCTTCGTGACCAGCATTACCTGAAGCTGGGGAACCAGCTTCAATAGCAACAATATCTACATATTCTCCTAAAAAATTACTTTTAACTGTGTCATCAAATTGATATTCAGAACCCTGAAAAAAGCCAAAAGGTTGTGTGCCATCAGCCGGGTCAAATTCACTTGTAAAAAACATATTTAAGCCAGTATGGTCAGCGCCATTACCGCCGCTTGGAATATATCTTGTTCTATATGATACTGTGCTACTTTCGTATCTTGGTGTGGATGCTGGGTATGATACTAAATCTACAACATCTCTTTCTGGGCCACATTCAATTACTTTATCGCTTGCAAGTAATTGAGCGCATTCTTCATCTGTGAGTTTCATGGCAATAATACCATCCCACATATCAAAGTTACAATGAACTTCCATACCAGCTGCTTCGTTAGATAAAAATAAAGCTTCGTCTGTTCCTGGTTGAAGAATCACATTGTGGATTCGTTTACTCATTTATTAGCTCTCTAATTTTAATACGTCGATTGTAACTTGTACTGTGCCTGCACTTCCTGAGTTATTTTGTACTGCTACTGGGACTTCAGTTTCTGAATTATCTAACCAACCCATAATTGATGGTGTTATTTTAAATGTTGTTGTACCCGAAGCTGTTGCAATAAATTCTGCAATAACACCAGAACCATCTGAAGGGTCTGTTCCTTGACTTCTATTTGCATCTGCTGTTCTTGCTGCGGTATCAGAATATATTCTGACCCAACATTCTTTGTTTACTGTAACTTTTTGTAAAGCGAATGACTTACCTAATGTAGCATATTCAACAGAGCCTGAATCGCCATCTGCGATCGATGCAGTTGTTTCAGATTCTGAAACACGAGATGCTCCGCTTCCGCCACCACTTGCTGACGGGTCAGCAACTTCAATATCACCAATCATTGAGCCGTGAACTGTACATCTATATTTGTATGTACCACTTATATCGCCAGGTACTTTCCAATATAATACACCAGAGGTTTTACCTTGAGCATTAGAACCTGTTGTTCGTGTTCCATCTGGAGCAATATGAACAAGTCCTGTATTATATGCAGAACCTCCGTTTGTTTCAATTTGGAATGGGTGAGAAGAAGTAACGCCTGTTAAATCAAATGCTATTGTTTCACCAGCGTTAATATATAATGTTGGATTATCTGTTGTACCATAATGGTCTGAACGATAAGAGCTTGAGCCATTTGGTGTCATAACATGAACTGTTGTAGCAGGATATGCCATATCATGAACATCTAAATCGGCAGTATCAACTTCAGTTAAATCAGCTAATGTTGAAGAACCTCCGCTGCTTGCTGCCCATTGATAATCTGAACCACTCCATTGTAAAAACTGATTAGTACTTGCGCCTGAAACATTTAAATGTGTATCCACATTAGAATCTGCATATTGTGTAATTGTAGATGATAAAACACCACTTGATGCAGATAATCCAGTTCCTGCAATAGCTTCAACTAAATCAGTAATTGTTTCCTTTTTAGAAGTACTTGAATCGTTGTTATCAATAAAACCTATTGAGTCTGCAGCAACATCTATAACACCAGCATCTAAACTATTTAAATCTGTGCCGCCACCGCCGCCTCCTCCACCAGAGGCTGCTATTGTAACTGTATCTGTTGCAGAGTTTGCAGTTAATGTAATATTAGAACCTGCAACTAAGTTTAATGTATCTGTGCCTGATGCTTGTAAATTAATACCACCTATTGCTACTGTTGTAAATGCGTCTGAAGATTGAGCAACCCAAGCATAATCTGAACCGTCCCAACTTAATACTTCATTATTGTTAGCGCCTGAAACATTTAAGTGAGCATCAATATCAGTATTAGCAAAAGAGCCACCACCTCCACCACCGCCTGTCATTTCAACCCAAGTATATGTGCCATCTGCGTTTGTCTTTAATACATAATCAGATGTTTCTGAATTAGTAACATTATTAGCATAAACATAGGATGCAAGAGGGTCTGTATAATTTAGTATTGTACCACCAGAAGTATCTGCTAGAAGCTTTCTCCATGAACCGTGTGCGTAGTATAGAGAACCAGTATCGTGAGCATGGCCGATTGCTCCGTGATAAGTGCTTGCACTAACTGCGTCAAGTTCTGCTTTTGTACTATATAAAAAAGATACTTTATGTGGTTTGTTATATAAATCTAAATTTCCATTAGAATCATATATACTGGTAAGTGATGTAGAAGTACCAAAGTTAAAATATATTTCGTTAAAATTATCGTTGACTTTATCGAACGCATTACGTAACGGGTCACCCGACCCATCATTTGCAGATGCTCCGATATTAATTACTTGCTTGGCCATAGCATTTCCTCTGTTTTAATTTAAATATTTATTATACTGGTTCGTGGTCCGCAGTAACATAAGTACTATCAACAGTGTAGTTTGTTACTGATGCTTCTAAAGTATCTGTGTTTGCTCGGTCTAGTGGTGAACCACTTCCATCGTCATTAAATAGTCGTAAAAATCTTGCCTTAGTGCCTCCATTAATTTCAGCTTTATAGATAAAGTCGCCAAACATTTTGGAACCAGCAAGGTGCACATTTTCTTTTAATAGTTTTTCGTATTGACTTTTATCTAGAGTTGATTTAATTTGATATGAATACTCTTGATAGAAATCACTGTCTTGTATTCTCATACCTGATTTATAGTAACTATCAATTGCTGCACTGTTTGCAGATTGTGTTACATAACCGTCAATATGAGAAGAAAAATCTTTCCAATAACCTTTATTTTTTCCTTGCTCATCAGCTGTTACAATACCAGCAGCTAATGGTAATGATTCATCATCAGGATTATATAAAGTAGCTTTGTCACCAGTAATATAGGCAAAACCAGAATTATTAACAGCAACCTCTTCAATATACCCGACTTCGTAAACTGCCCGAGCATCAATTATTGCATTATCACCATAAGCGCGACTTGAATAATCAATAGAAATACCTTCAACATTAAAAGAATCATTATTAGTTCTTGTTATACTGTTAAGACCGGTAAATCCATTCCATGAATTAGGTAAAATATAAAGAACATCGTTGCCTATATCTATGGAAGTAACTTCTGCTGTTGTTCCAGTATTTGCTTCTGTAATAATTTCACCAACATTAAATAGTGCAGATTTGCCTGTATTAGCTAATCTTAATGTTTGGCCTCTCTTTTTAAATTTAGAAACTAAGTCGTCTTTTGCTCTTGCAAAAATATCAAAGTCATAATTAGCACCTTTATCAATATTTTGGAATAAACTAATTTTACCAATTTCAATACCTGAAGTATCGAATGCCTGATTTAATGGTGTACTTAAAGTAACTGGACTTGCAGTACCAGACATAGGCGCAGTTGCTTCGTAATCTGCAGCATTAAGTTGTGTTGTTAAATGTGGTTGAATTAAATCAGTAATGAGCTCAACAGTTTCTACATTAGAAAGTTCTGCAATAACTTGTGTATTGGCATCTTGTGGATTACCTTCTGGATAAATTATGCCTGGTGAAGAATCATTAAAAGCTGAAACATTTATTTGTATTCCCGCAGCTTTAAGGTCAATATTTGGATTTCGGTCTAATGTAGATATAGCACGAACATGTTCAAAACCATTTGTATCTACTTTATTAGTAAACTTGACGCCAATATTTGTTTCATTTTGGCCAATAACATAAGCTTCATTACCATTAGCATCGCTTAATCTTTCGTATGGCTCAAATTGTACAGTATTGGTTCGGTCTGTAATAATAGATTGTTCTGAAACTAAAAGGCTTGTATTTGCAACTGTATATCCATAACCACCGCTATCAATTTCATATCTTGCAATAGCTGGATTAAGTAAAGAAACTCGTGTAACTATACCTTCACCACCAACGCCGTCATTTTCATCAGCTTTAATTAAAACAGCTTCACCGACAGTTCTATTTGGTTCAAATTGGTCTGTAACTGTAAATGCGTTTAAAGAACCATTAATAGAGCCAAACTCTACAAGCTCTCCATTAATATTTGTGTATATAACATCAAACTTTTGAAATACACCTTTTACATTATCGATGTAAATAACAGGTGTAAATCTACCATTAATTAATATTGAATTGATTTTTGTTACTGAAGCTTCAGCTTGTGAAATCGTACCAGTAATAACACGGTTAATTAAATCTGCGTAAGTATATTCAACACCTAAAGGGCTAGTAAATAGATTATCGTTCGGAGTCATCTGAAGGAAATTGCCTTCTTTCCATTCAGAGTTTGAAGGTTTGAACATTTTAGTAGATGGATAAACTACTTCAATATCATACTCTTTATAAAATGTTGCAAAGAATAATTCAATACCAGCCTTCGTACCTTTTCTACGATAAAGGTCTAATATATTTTTAACAAGGAATGGTACAATACTTTCTTTTAGCTCAAGGTCAGCTAAATATTTGTTTTTATAAAAAATTAATAGTGATTTGATTGTGGTATCAATATCTCTATATTCAAAAAACCGACGAGAAACATATGTTGATTGATTGGATGTGGTTTCCATCCACTTATAATAGTCACGAGCTAGCTGAACAAGTTCTGGTCCATCTTCACGATAAATTCCAGGAAATTGCTGATTAATAAAAAAGCTTATGCTCTTTTCTATCTGCGAATAATTTTCAGCCATGCTTTATTTTCCTTTATTAATAGCCGCCACCACCACTCCCGGCGCCGCCGCTATTACTATTTGTATTGTTTGTTAATGTTCCAATTGCAGAAGAAGATGATGTTGTGCCAGAAACTGGCTTTTCATCAAGCATCATATTAACTTGAACATCTGTATCTCTAATAATAAACACGCGTCCTTGCGGTGCAGATATATCACTCTTCTTAGTACGAACCATTATTTTAATTGCTCTTCCGTCATATGATTCAACTTCTACTGTATTTAAAGTGACTATGCCCTTAGTATAATCAACAGTACCAACGCTAGGTTTAAATATAGATGGATTTGTTATATCATCAACAATAAACATTAAATTACCTAAGCCGTCGTCTTGTATATAAACGCATGTTCCATCTACATCAAATGGCGTACTCTTTACTGCAGGTTTATATTCACTAAATCCATTTGCTTCTCTAAATGGATATGGTTTAACTAATTCAGTTTCAAATTTAAATGATGGTGTTTCTTTAGTATTAACTACTGGACTCCAATCAATAATTGGCATAATAGTTAATGCTGTACTTTGTATTGCTGTATCAACTGCATCAACTTTAGCAGTTAGTTTACTTCCTCTTAATTTTGAATTAAACTCTTCTAGTGTGTTTTCTGAATAATCATTAATTGCAGTTCGTACTAGACTTTCAAGTTCGTCTTTTGATTTTTCTGTACTCTTATTACTATAAACAATATCAGCAATAACATCTGCATATACAAATTTTGTTTGTACAAATATTGGTTCAATACCTAATGGACTCTTTTCTGCTAGATAGTTAATGTAAGTATTTGCAAGTGTTGAACTAATACTTGTTGTTTCTGAATCTAAATAAACTGAAACAGCAACACGACCAAATTGAGGTGGGTCGAGCTCTTCACCGCCATAAGCACTTACTGCTGTAATTTCTGGAAATGCTTGTTGTAATAATACTTCATAATCTTTTGAAGTTACTGCGCGCTCTTGGACTGCTAATGATTTAGGTGCAAAGTATCGAATAGATTCCATACTTTCGCGCTCTTGGCCACCAGCTGCTGCTGAAATTGTTGTAACGTTAATTGTAGCACCTTCAATAAAACTTGCACTAAATGAGTCTGCGCCATTTGCTAATTCACCAGAACATACACGATATCTTACGCGTACATCCTCAAACTCTTCTGGCTGTAA